ATAAGTAAGGTAAATTTCATTCTTTTCAGTATCTGAGAAGGAGGGCTTTTCAAGGTCATTTTTATGGAAAGGGGTAGCGTCATGATCCACCGCAAGGTAATTCCGCCAGAGCATATAGCTCATGCCGGCACCACCATGCGCGGATTTTTGAAGCCAACCCCACCAGGTTCCTTCCAATTCATCCTTTTCCTCCTCAATCAAATCGAGCCAACCCTCTTCCTCTGCTTCCTGGTGAAGTCCACCTGACACTTCTGTGGCAAATGGGCAAACATCAAGACGCGGTGGAGAGAGCTTGACCCGCTGAGAGGGATTATTCAGGAGATAGGTGGCAACCTGCCTTTGTTTTATATGTATTTTAATCTCAGATTCACCATCCGGTTCTAGTCCTAAACCACCAAGATCTTGAGGGATCCACCAACATATGTTCGGGGGAACTTGTTCAAGTCTGCGGTTATGATAATGGACAAAGACCGAAAGGGATTCTTTCCGTGTCATACGTTCGCTGGTACACTTATACCACTCCTTCAACATTGCGGGGAGGTCCCACCACTCACGTGGTGTGGAACCCCTCGCAGAGTTTCTGGAGAGAAGTGCATAGTTCAAATAGGGGATAATTTCGAGATCGAAAACACCACTCCTATAGCTAGGCATGTAACACTGGGAATTAATCATAAAGAATTTTTCAGAGTAATAGGTCTTCCCAACCGAAGGGGTAAGACCGACGAAGTCCGCCAAATACTCCCACCTTGACTTAGCGCCAGGGGTGTAAATATTCAAGCAGTCATCACCATTAACTACAAAGGGTAGCTTGGTCCAATGGAGTCTGGACAACCTTCTCTCTGCAGAAATCCTCCGTTCCTCTTCTTCACTTATATCAGCCCAACTTCGTTGGTCAGGTGAATGTGATAGAGGGTCTAGGTAGGAATTATCCGCAGGGGAGTTGGCCTCGCGAAAGGAAAGTGCACACAACGCAGCATTCAAAATACAAAGTATAGGAAACGAGACGGGAGATCCCATACTCTGACCATTTACTTGATTTTGAATGTCCACTCCGAAGACCTCGGGGTAGACAATTTTGTGCGCCACAAGACACTTAACACCGATTCGCCGGAGCCAGTTCGGGAAACCCGCAAGGGAGGAGACCCGGTCCCAAAT